CATTCTGCTTCATCTGGAATTATACGATATTCCCAATCCTCCATTGTATCTCCTTTTTAGTTTGTTACTATATGTTAACACAACTTTACATAATTGTCAAATTGTGTATTTTACTAGGTGCGAAAAAAATTTTTTTTTATTCCTCTTCAAACTCTTGGCATCTTGGACATAGTCCATTAATTAACTCATCCTCCCAGTAAGGGTGGTAGCAAGAATCGCAATCTTGTACGAATATATCCATGAGGTGTATCTTAACAGCTTCACCCTCACTTGCGTGAGGGTTAGACTGAAACAAACAATCAGGAGGTATCCTGAAGCTACGAATGTAGCGTAATCATTATATCATATCTATAAATTATGCAAGTGAAATCTAGGGGTTGCAGAGGTAGTAGGCGAAAGGAGGAAACTCCTACTGTGATACGCAACCCCTTAAAATAAATACTACCACTTAAATCTATGGTATGATAGAATACATAGGAACAAGCAAGAGGTTCTTCCTGCTTTAAGAAAAGGACTTCTGACCATAAGAAACTTCAAGTAAGTGGACTAGCAGGACCATGGTAACTAGGGTAATAGCCTATTATTCCACATATTTAAATGCTACTATATTTTAGTCATTCTGGTTTTGGGAGGGAGTGGCACAGGGTTAGCTGTACTTCTTTACTGTTTATACACAACACACTATATCTAGTAGCACTACATATAGTGTTATCAGGTACACCACTATATATTGTACAGTGATTTCCTGTACCAGTTAACAGCATATATTTAGAGGGTACATCAGTTGTAGTTAAGGGGAGCACATTAAACCCCCCACACACATAAAGCACCACAAACACTACACCTATACAAACAATGTTTAAACAAATAGACACAGCACAACAAAGAATATACTAACTATGTCTAAGTATGTACACAGATGTACTAGATTTAAAACTTACAAACAGAGGATAGCCCATTAATTAGAGTGGGAAAAAAATCTTAGTAAATACCTTGTTTAAACTGTGGATGTAGTAAACTGTTATTAACAGAAACAAACAAGAAAGAGGTAAACAAATGAGAAGTCAATTCAAGACTATAACAGAAAAGCAATATCCAAAATGGGTTAGTGAATTAGAGGTATCTAAAAAAGATACAGCTGAAGATTATCTAAACTCATTCGCCAACTGGTGCGTAAAGCAATTAGCTAAAAAGAATATTGGAGATTCTGGAGCTATGGGCACAGAGGGTATTACTGTACATATCTCAGATACAAGAGGTAGGTCTAACAAAGACTTTAACGCTGTGTTAGGTCAATGTCATTATCTAGGTAGTAGTGGTAATGGAGAAACTAGGAAGATAGAAATATCCAGAGAGTTAGACGATACCATTCAAGTGTTAATGGTTACAGCACACGAGGTAACTCATGCTGTACATACTGAGGGCACTGGTCACAAAGGTGGTTTTGTTGAGGGAGTCTACAGCGTGTTTAAACAAGGTGGTATTCCAACAGCAACAACTGTTACAGCTGAGTTTATAGAAGTAATAACTCCATGGCTAAAAAGAAATGGTCTCTATCCATATACCAAATTTATCTTTAGAGGTAGAAAGCAAACCACTCGTCAAATCAAGATTGCTTGTGCTGATGTATGGTGTGCTGGTGCAACTGATAAGAGTAGAAGAAAGAATCAAGGCACAATCTTTTATCTATCATCTGGAGTTGTAAATAAAGTTAGAGACTTTACATGCCCAACATGTCAAGGTGTGGCTTACATAGAATCAGATATCCCAACTGGTAACTATGTTTAAACAGCTATAACACTATCCCCTTAGTGTACAGAGAGCCCCTGAGAAATCAGGGGTTTTTTGTTTTATGCCTAAGCCCACGATAGAGACGATTTAAGAGCATGTTATCCATTATGGGACTGTCTACCAGAGTTGACATATACTCCTCATACAGAGCAAATAAGGACATACAATATATAGTATGTTATTTTGTAGCTTGTTTAAACAAAGATAAAATCAATAGCTGTTTAAACAAGTCAAGAACCTTAGTAAAAAATAATTGTAAATAGTTGTTGTATAAATCTGATAGGTAGTAATGTGGAGTATGTAAGTGAATGACAAAGACATTTATTTACTCCTTTCAAAATGCGAGGACAAAGGAGAGATTAAGGTTGCTTACTGAGTGAGATACTTAGGAGCTAAGAGTTAAACAACTAAACGCAGACCTAACTCATCTCTCCTGAATCCTTAGACAAACAAACAAGGAGGTAGCAAATTGGAAGAAACAATTAAAGAGATAAAGACAGCACTCTTAATAGCTGAGAAGAATAACTTCAAGGCAGAAAAGTTAGCTAGTCTAAGAAAAGATTTATTACATGGTGCATGGGTATCTATGTACAATGAGATACAATCTAAATACCAAGAACTAGAACAAGCAATCAAAGAAGTGGAGGTTGTTTAAACAATGGAAGAATATAAAACAAAAACAATAGGTGAAGTTGGTGTAGATAGTGGACAAGTATTACTAATAGACCCATGCTATATCAAGAAAGATAGTTTAGGTAATGAGAAGTTTAATTACGACCATAAGAATAAGAAGTATTTAAACGACCCAACACTAGATAATAAAAAGAACTTTTACACAAATGTATGTGAGAGAACTTTAGTTGGTGAGGGATATGGTAATGTTATGTCTGGTTTCGCAACTGGAACTACTCATGGAGATGGTAACTATGAAGTCAAAGGTATCTTCAATGACGAAGAACAATTACAAGGTATCTTTATTAGCTTTGTAGATGATATTCAAGCAGAGTTTAAACAAGAAGATACAGATGATAATTGGTTTGAGTGATACCAATACAGCAGGGAACTACAAGGTAAGAGGAATTAAGCCCACCTCTTACCTTGTTTAAACAAGGAGGTAAATGTGGACTATATAACAATGATAATGGAGTACGAATCAGGAGAACTTTCTGAGAAAGATACCATGAGACTATTCGCTATGCTAATCCAATCAGGCAAGGCATGGAGTTTACAAGGACACTATGGTAGAACAGCAAAGACATTAATAGAACAAGGACTATTAACTAGAACTGGTGAGTACACAGATAAACTTAATGAGATATTAGAGGAGGTTGTTTAAACAATGGAACATGTAGAAATTATACAACAGTTGTGGGAGTGTATTCGCAGAGGATACGACTACAACGAATCTCAGATACACATGAGAGCGTTCAGTGAGGGTAAGACAACTGTTAAGAAGTTAATAGTGGAGGATAACGAGGAGGTTGTTTAAACAATGGAAGAATTAATTTTTGATAAAGAGAATTATAAGAATCATTTTAAAAGAGCATGGAAGATTGGACTGTTTACAGAACAAGAACCTTACATGTACATGTGTGAAGATAAAGACAAAGTTTATTTTAAACATGGAATAACAAGACAATACAAACATTTGATAAAAGAAAAGGAGGTTGTTTAAACAATGCCTGATTTAGATACAGAAGAACTAGATTATTGTTGTGAGAGATTATTTGGACATACAGATTGGGAATTTGTAGAGGACAAAGACACACACGTAACAATTAAATTTAATGTAGAAGATACAAGAGAGGAAGAAGAATAACAATGGCTAACCAAATAAAAACATTTCAAGGTTATGTGAATCAATCCTTAATGGACGCAGGTAAACATAACAACAAGAATTATCTAAAGATAATGACAGGGTTGTTTAAACAAGGACATCTTAACTTTGAGTTGGTGTTTATGTTTATGAGAACTTTAGTTAGAAACAATACCAAGAAAGACTTTAGAGAATATCTGGACGCAAATTGGGATATCAGAACACAACTCAAAGACACTGTGGACTATGGTTGGATAACTAAAGAGGGAGAATATACAGAACTCTGTTTAAACAAGCTAAGAGAAATGGGATTTGAAAAGACTTTAGGTGAGTCAAAAGTATTGGAGGAAGAATGAAGTTAGGTGATTTAATTAAGTTAATTAAAGAGACACACCCAGATGATTACGAACAAGTAAGACTGGACTTCTATCTCATGCCTATAAATGAGGGTATGGACGAAGATGAGAGAGATGATGTCATTCTTAAAGAACCAGTACGATTATCCTACGATACAGATTACAACGCTTATGTAGAATTAGGATTTAAAGTACAAGAATCAAGAAAAGAAAATATATATGGAGGTGGAATACTACCTTATAAATATTATTTTGAAGATATAAATGAAAGAGATGAGGAGGAATAATGGCTAAAGAATATCGTACTGTAGAAGTACATACAAAAGAACTTCAAGAGATATTAGGTACAAAATCATTTGAAGTAGAAATACCAGATGAAAAAATGTTCGCTGTACTGTACAGTTTAGAGTATTGGGAGGAGGGAGTTAAACATACTATCTTTTCAGAGAGCAAAGAGAAGTTAGAGTCTTTACGCCAAGCATGGAAAGACGCAGAACTCCATGTAGATAGAGACAAGATACAAGAACACAAGTTTAATACACTATCAAACCTAGTGTTGTACACAAACTTTGTGTTAGGTAGCCACAAAACATTACAGATGTGGGGTATTGAGGACTAGCAGTTTAAACAAGGTGGGAGGTTTTCATTGTTTACTCCCACCTTGCACCTCAATAGTAGTTTACAATAATGAAAGTAAGGACTAAAATTAAATAGGAGATGACATAGGAGAACTATGATTTACCAAGTAAGAAGTGTCAGTGTTTATGGTGGAACAATGACATGGGAGTACGACAACAAGCATGACGCACTATGCAAAGTTAGAGAACTTAAAGACTTAGGTGGAATGTTTATAGTAAAGATTGTTGAAGTAGAGACATCTTAGTTTAAACAAGTAGGCAAACAAAGGAGGACACAATGCCTAATATATTCAGTACGCCAGAAGAACTAAAGCAGTGGGCTATAGAACTAGCCAACGCATGTGGAGGAGCTAAGGTGTACAAGAGCAAGATACTTGCTAAAGCAAATCCAGAAAAAGCAAACAAACTATTGGAGCAATTCGCAGTAGATTACAACGACCAAGTTGTACAAGCTAGTCAGGAGACTGATAACACTGTGATGTTTCAAGGCAAAGACATAGAACTAGAGGAGGAATAATGGATGTAATTACATACCTTGATAACCACTGTATATTTTGTGATGAGAAGTTTGACACTACAATGCACACTAATAACATGCAAAAAGTAGTTGATACAAATAACAACGAAGTAAAAGATGTTGTCAGATGTGATAGTTGTTTAAACTATGTACATAAAAATAATGACTGTAGTAAAACTTATGATGAATCTACAAAGTTTTATTCTTTACCACAATACAACTTCCCAAAAGCAATACTCTGTCAGGGTTGTGAACAAGACGAGGAAGTTTTATATCCACAAGGTAAAGCATTGTACGAAATAGAGGAGGAATAATGGAACTGTTTTTATTTATACCAATATTGATTACAGGTTTAGCATTAACTTTATTGTTAGTGTTGGTACTGGTAGCTTACATAGTAACGAATAAACCATTCAAGGTTATCAGTTTAAACAGGGACGCAATAGATTTTATTGACGACCTACAAAGAGAGTGGTTAGAGGAGGACGAAGATGTTACAGATTATTAATGATGACAAGTCAGTCTCTTACTTTAATGGTGTTGAAATAAATTTTGATGAGATACCAGAGGGACAGCACGAGTCAAGAATTAAATTCTTAACTGTACAGATAGATAAGCTAAGACAAACAGAGCAAAAATTGTCAGAGCAAAGAGCTAGACTGTTAAAGCAAACAGTTGAGAACAAGAAGTTATCTGTTATCAAGTGTGCAGATATAATGAAAGTCAGTAGGCAAAGAGTTTACAAGATTATAGAATCATTGAACAATAAATTGGAGGAAGAATAATGGCTAAGTTTAACTTAGAGAACTACGAGACAGTAGAAGATAGATTAAAAGCATTCTGGAATGACAATCCAAATGCAAGGATAAGCACTGAGGTAGTACACATGACTGATGATGGTACTTGTGTAACAATAATTGCCTATGTGTTTAAACAAGCAGAAGATGAGAAGCCAGTTACAACAGGGATAGCCCAAGAAACTAAAGGACAAGGTGGTTTCGCCAACACTGATGCGTGGGTAGAGAACTGCGAGACATCTGCTATTGGTAGAGCGTTAGCGAACTGGAAGTATCAAGGCAGTAATAAACCTAGACCAAGCCAACAAGAGATGATGAAGGTTGGTAACGATAATGTACAAGTTACTAAGGTTGATAAGCGTAAGAAAGAAAACAAACCTAGTGAAGAAGTACAAGCTATCACTGAGGAATCCATAGCAAAGTTTGAAGAGGACATTGGATACAACAAGGAAGTTAAATCCAACAACGCAAGTCAGATTGCTAAGTTGATTGCAGGTTTTGGTTTAAACAAGGATGTAGAAACTGCTGTAAAACAAAAATCATTTAGCCAGTTTACTGGAGCAGGACATAGTAAAGATGTAGAAGAGTGGGATAACGATACCATTGGACTATACCTTGACTTGTTTGAATCCTTGATAGGAGAGCATGAGCCAGTAGATATCACTGATGTAGTTGGTGAAGTATTTGAAACCACAACTAAACCAGTATGCCCACAGTGTCAAAGTGGAGACAACATTGAGGACAACAGAGAGAAGAAAGCTAGTGATGATAAGTTTAAGATGATTCCAGACTTCGCATGTTCTAGTTATGGTAGCAATAATGGTTGTGGTTGGGGAGGTTACATAGGTAGTAGTAACCAAGACAAAGCTGTTCCAGAAGAGTGGCTTTAGAATCAGCAAATCTGAACATTGAAAAGCTGAAGAAGAAACTCAAAGAGAGATATCCAAATCACAATTTTGATGTTCCACCAGAGCCAGATACTAAACATAAATCTCCACATGACTGTTTAAACAACACTGTATTTTATACAGATGTTGAGGGTAACAAGTACTGTGGTGCTAGATACAAACAAGTTGATGAGAACAATCCTTATCAATGGGAGTACAGAGAGTGTCATGCACTGGTGAAGAAAGCAGACCAAGGAGGTAATCAGGATGTCATCCCCTTTTGAAGAGATGAGCAGTGAGCTACAAGACTTCTGGATAGAACAACAGAAGAGAGGTAATGTAAGAAAGACTCCTCGTTCAGGTAGCTGTATGTTATGTGCAAAAGAATTAACAGACAAAGATGATGACCACAGCGTATGCAATATATGTTGGGTTAAGTTAGGAGATGATAATGAAGTGTAAGAAATGTGGTGGAGTATTAAGAACAGGTTATCGTAATGGTGAGCCAGATGATGACTTAGTTGCTTGTGATACTTGCGAGAAACAATGGTATGGTGATGAGTTATTTGGTGAGCATTAGTGGAGCAAAGCGATAGACCATACCAAGATAGAGTCAAAGATAAAGTAGGCAAAGACGCAGAAGATAACTTTGAAATCTATTTAGAACAGTTAGGACTGGTTAAGAATCAGACATGGATGAAAACTGGAACTAGCCCATGGGAACATGACATGCCTTTGTTCTGGTTTTATACATTCATAGTTATCAATCCAGATTATCTAGTGTACATACAAAACGAACTGCGATTGTGTGAGGTTAAAGGTACAACTAAGTTAAAGCTAGATGATTACCAAAAGCTATATCAAATGTATCAGAAAGCAAAGCAGTTTAAACAAGTAGATGTTGGTATATATTATTACAATAGTTTTTATAAAGCATTCAAGTGGATACCATTCGTAGAAATCCAAAGGATGTGGAAAGAAATGAAACACTGGGGTACTTATCCAGAGACAGACTTCCAAGGTAACCCTAAGTTGTTTAAACAGCTACCCTTTAATCGTCTATAGTGGGTAGTAGTTATCCCAACCCTTATCACTTATAGTGAAAGTCAGGACGCCAGGATGACTCCAAAGTCCAGTCCTCTCAGTAAAGTCTATACTCTTATCTATTGAAGGTGCTTGAAACCAAGTCCTATCACCTTGTTGTTTCATTCTTAAATGATGATAGTGAGCAGTAACTAATATCTCTGCTTGTCCAGGTGGTAACCACCCAAACATTTGACCCTTCCACCAACTCTCTATTTTATTTTCTGGATTACCTGAACCACCAGTCATGTGTCCATGTGTAAAGGCAACTGTCTTACCCTTTATGTCCATGGTTTGATGAAAGCCAGGAGGAATTTTTACTTCTACTTTTCCATAGCGTTCTTTGTTAGCATTCATAATCTCTTGACATATCTGCAAGTGCATTGTGTCTGAGTTATCTAGTCTGCTTGTAGCTACCTGTCCTTTACTGGTCCTTGACATCTCACCATGATTACCAGGAACTCCTGCAAGAATTAACTTAGGTGCATGTGGTAAGAATGTATCTATAGTTTTCATAATCATAGACCTAGCTAATGCGTATTGCTCAATCAATGAGAGAGAAACATTGTGTGGTTGGCTCTCGTAAAAATGAGGTGTACAGTTTTCTGTGAGGTCTCCTAAACCTACCATGTATATCTCATCTATCTTGTTACCTAACCTACGCAAGTCTTTGATTCTATTGACACCATCTTGTAGAGCTCTGTCGTATCTCTTAATAGTGTTCTCTACTCCATAGTCCTTCTTACCCAACTGCCAGTCAGACATAAACCACATGAACGCTGTATCTCCAGCGTCAAACTTTTTAGCTATTGGTGGTTTCTTACTTGCTTGTTTAAACAGTGCTTGAAAATACTTGTCATGTCCTGGTCTTTTCTTTTTAACGATACCTTTAAAAGCATAAAAGGTTTCTGTTCTACCACCTTTAAGCTGTACATTCCAGCTAGATGCACGAACTGAACCTTCTATCTCGTAGTGCTTAGGGTCAAACCCCCATTCAAGTAATATAGAATCTAGTTTGTTTCTATAGTTTGGGTCTGTTCCAACATGTGTGATTTCACCAAGTCCTGTTTGTTCATTAACTTCTAGTCCTGGTTGCCACCCTGACTTATAGAAATTATTACCCCATTCCTCTGGTATATTAGGCATATTAACCTCCTTTGCCCTGTTATTTAATTGTTACTTAGTTAGTTTTTTCTTTGCGAACTCTTTGATTACTACTAAAGCAGATGATGCACCTGCAAGAGCAGCTAGTTGTATAGCATCTGCATCAACACCTACTAATGGAGCTACTGTTAGTGCTCCTATAAATGCTTCAACGAATGTCCATACAGTCTTTTCAAGAATTGCTTTATATTCTTCGCTCATCTTATCAACTTTCCTAGCTTTAATTTATTTTCTATGTTCTCCAGTTTAGCAATAATAGTATCTAGTTTCTTGTTTATCTGATTAGGATGCACCATGTCTGGTGGACTTGAATTATCTATTGTGCTAGTAGCTAAACCTTCTATGATGTGTTGTCTCCAAGCATCACCTGGGCAAGATGTTTGTTTAAACGAGGAGTGAGGTCTTAGTTCTCCACCTACTTGTGAGTAGAGCCACTTAACAGATTCAATAGCTTTATCTGAAGGTTTGTGGGTAGGTTCGCTACCACCAAGCCAACACACAGCAACATAATGCTTGTTATTATAGTTAATCTCTTGCCTACTATT